TCCCTGTTTTTAATTAAAACAAAGTCTGGTGCGGCGGATAAACCATGCCCAACAGATTGTTCGACAGTTGCATTACCGGTGTAAGATACAATACTGAATCCATCAGTCGTTGAAGCCTTAACCGTAGACGTAATGTCGCCCGTAGTGTTTGATACAGGATCGCTGTCTCCTGCGTCCCAACCCCAAGCTACATAAGTTTTAGCGGATTCGTTAGTACCCGCAGAAGCACCTGTAATAAAACCATTAGGTAAAAAAGATGTTAGCTGTGTTGTTGAAGAGGCTTCTGCATTAGTACCGTGGGATACAATGTAATTCCCTGCTCCTCTAACTGTGTCAAAAAGAACGTGACCAGAAGTGCTGTTTCGTTCTTTAATCCAAACCAAGTCAGGACTAAACGGGAATCCACTAATTGTCTGTGTACCACCATTACCAGTATAGGTAACAGAAGAATGCCCTGTGACTGCGTTGTTAGCTCCTGCGTCCCAACCCCAAGCGACAGTAGTCTGTCCTGATGCGTTTTCCCTACCTAAAGATCCAAGTGAGAATCCGTCTGCATCAAACGATGTAAGACCTGACCTACTTGTCTCAGCCGTAGTATCAGCCGAAACAAGACATGTGGTTGCTGTTCTTACGGTATCATATAACGCATGTGTATTAGTACCGCTTCTTGCTTTAATCCACACCAAGTCAGGCTGAAAGCCCATACCAGTGACAGACTGTGTCGCACCATTACCCCGATACAAAACAGTATTAAACGCCTCCACCTCTGCATCGTCTGCAAAGCTCAATCGGAAGCCATTCGTACCGTAGGTCAGTCCTGTTGGGTCTTTAGGAATCCACACACCGTTCTTCAGTTCACCGAATGAGTCAGCGTCTAGGGCTGTACCGTCTATGAAGTTGACTTCAGCCATGTAGCCGTCAAAATTGCGGCCACTTGTATATGTTTCATTCCCAATATAATGATTTTTTGTGTTATTTACGTTGCCTTCTTCATTAAGAGTTGGATTAGTTCCAGTTAATGTTTGAGCAACTCCATTAACCCAAAGTTTAGCTCTATCTGTAGAAGTTGCTTGTGTTGTATCAATAGCAACTACAATATGATACCAAGCAGACGGATCACGATAAACAGCGGTAGTAGAAAGGCTCCAACCTGAATCATTTAGTAAACGAATTTTATTATCATCGGCAGATGAGTTAAATCGTATAAATGTTCTATTGAGTACACCAGAATCACCCGCACAAAATATATTTTGAAAATCGGTAGCAGATAGTCCCAATTTAACCCAACCACTCCACGTCCACGTCTTACGATCACCCGCAGACGCAGGAGTCCAAGTTAGGTATGCACCGTCATCATCGTTAAACCGTAGCGATCCTTCAATGGTCTTTGGATAGAAGCCACTGACTGAACTCTTGTGGGCATTGCCTTGGATTATTGCCATGTATTAAGCACCTGTTGATGTGAGGGCGGGAGAACAAGCAACAACAACATTCGTACCGTCTGAGTAGTAAGATAAGAAGTATACACCTGCTGTGCTAATCGTTGTGAGATCAGTACCGGAGATGTAGGTTGTAGCGGCGGCAGTAATAGTTACACCTGCTGAGTTATCCAACCAGATGTTGCCTGACTGTCCTGCTGTGATGTTCGTAAACGTCAGTGCGCCAGTACCAGTCGGCGTACACTTGAAGTTGTTGGTCACGTTCATATCAAACGACAGGTCATTGTCTGCTGTGACTGTGCCACGCATAGGGGCAGTGATGGTGTCTGCTGTGTCAGCTTTGAGGATGTCAGCATCCAAGTTTGCATTGACGTATGTTTGTACGTCTGTCATCGCAACCTGAACCATTGTGCCATTGTCATTGACGACAACACGATCAGCATCAACAAGAGTCGTTGCTGTGGCTGAGGTATCCCCATCGAGGACGTTAAACTCAGTCGCACTACTTGTGACGTTATCTAACTTGTTGAGTTCAGCCGCAGTTGCAGTGACACCAAGATCAGAAAGTGTGCTGACATTGCCTTTAGCATCTAACTGTGTTTGGATGTTAGATGTAACACCATCAATGTAGTTAATCTCTGCGGTAGTAGCTGTTACACCATCCATCAAGTTTAATTCAGCAGTTGTTGCTGTCACACCGTCGAGGATGTTTAACTCTGCTGTACTACCTGTGTAACCGTCGAGCTTGTTGAGTTCCGCTGTTGTTGCTGTTACGCCATCAAGAATGTTGAGTTCTGTTGTAGACGCTGTCAATCCATCCAGCTTATCAAACTCAGCAGTCGTCACTCCAGTTGCGTTCAAGTCCTTTGCGTAGTTCAGATCCGCAAAGGTACCTGTGAAGCCATCAAGCTTATTTAGTTCTGCCGTAGTCGAAGTGACACCATCTAAAAGGTTAAGTTCGGTAGTTGTTGCAGTTAAGCCATCTAGCTTGTCAAACTCAGCAGTGGTTACACCTGTTGCGTTAAGATCTTTTGCGTAGTTTAAATCAGCGGCAGTACCTGTGTACCCATCTAACTTATTCAATTCAGCAATAGTAGATGTCAAACCTGCTAACGTATCCATCTTACCTTCAAAATAGGTATTCAGGTCAGTCATAGCGACTTGCTTCATTGTACCGGCATCGTTGAATACAACACGGTCAGCATCAGCTACAATAGTTGATGAAGCTACAGTATCACCATCTATAATATTTATTTCGGTGGTGGTTACAGTTGCCCCATCTAACTTATTGATTTCAGTGGCTGTTGATGTAACACCAGTCAAATCTGTAGGAGCAATAGAGATGTTTGCAGTACCGTTAAACGATTGACCTGCAATGTTACGTGCAGTCTGCAAAGCAGTAGCAGTGCTCGCATTACCAGTAACCGCACCAGTTAGATTACCTGTGACGTTACCTGTGACGTTACCTGTCACTGGACCGACAAAAGAAGCCGCAGTAACGGTTGTCGTCGAGTCAATCTTAGCCCCGGTTATGGCATCATCGGCAATACCGGCAGTATCAATCTGCGGCCCTTCACCACTTGTCCCATCATGCGAGTGTCCAGTAGATGCGTTAAACGCCGACTGGATGGCATCAAACTCTCCGTCAAGATCCGATGCATTGATGACGTTTCCATCTGCAATGTTGTTTGCCGTATCATTACGGACGTATCCAGTACCCATAGTTTACCTTCTCCCGTGGGTTGCGAACTCTAAAGTGGCCGCATCAAGTGAAAATGGAGGTGTCTGTGAATCAGACACAAATTCTAAAGAGACGTTGAACCCTGATCCAACCGTCTGAGTAGAAAAAATCTTTTTAAGTTTGCCACCAAAAGATCCACTACCATAAGTAGAAACCCCGTACAAACTAACTGTGCTTGTGATGTTACTAAATTCAATCTCAGGAGGCTGTACAGTCCCTTCCGTATCAAAGTCAAGTTTTAAGTTAACAACAGATTCAAATGAACCCTGTGGATCAGTATAGATGTTTAACTTGTAGAATGACTTGCGGATCTGCGGATCATTAATGTACACAAACGGGGTAGCAAATGTTGCAACAATGTTATCCCCATCAAAGGAAGATCCTTCCTCCATTCGGTATACGTACCCGTCATCATTTGCAAACACAACAATCTCTTGTGTCTCGTCACGATTACTGGCGGACACATAAGCATTTATCCCTCGTGTCTCAGCCCAGCCTATATCTTCCCCGCCCTGCTGAGAAAACTGAGTACCCAAAACGCCCAAGGCAGATGCATCTGTAAAACTGGAGTTAAATCCTAAAAGGCGGTACTGAGATTTCTCACGGATTACTACGCTAGAAAAGCTAGTGCATCGTGTAAGAAGATTAGTTAGTTCATTCTGAATTGGCTTAGACACAACGCCTAAACCAAAGTCATTAATTCTATCAGTCGCAGAAAACAACCTTAATCCATCAGGACCAAGGAACATAATGTCTCCACCAATCTCTTGTATGGTGTCTTCTTTAACAGCACCCACATCATTGGTCACATTACTTTTTACAAAGTCTGCGAAGGATGTACCAGAGATAACATCAATAGATTTTGGGGTAAACACAACAAGCTGGTTACGAAAAGACACAATGCCTGTTATGTTGTTCTTAAACGAAATGACACCGGCACCACTGGCCGCTGTAAAATCTGTGTCGGATAGAGGGGCAGTATAAACTAACGTATTGTTTTTAGCAAAGAATAAATGATCTTGGTGCTCTACAACAAAGGTAGAATCTTCTACATCTCCGGTTGCAGTAGTTATACTCAAAAAACTTGAATTGTCAAATTTAAATGGCTTGCTAGCCCCATCTACAATGATCAGAGTCTTTGTTCCACCAAACATGTGCTCAGCAAATCTGACATTACCGCTTCCGCCAAGGGTAACACCAGTGGAAGAATAAGTTGCGTTATCTGTTAATTGTGTCCAGCCAGAGCCTGAAGAGATGTAGACATGTTGATTTCTAGCGACAACAACATTACCTGAAAATACTGCAATGCCTCTGACAAGCCCACTTCCAGCTAACTGAGCGGAATCAAATTTTGAGTAACCTTCAATGCGCTTAAAACCACCATCAATAGATGGCTCAAAGTTTCTTAGTATTCTTGCCGATCCGGGAAGTTTGACACCATGCTGAAGGGGAGACAGGTTAGTAACCAATCCACCTTGGAACTCAAACGGAAAACTTTGCCAGTTATCTAACGCCATTTTAGGCAGATACTCCGGTTACCGATCCAAAGAAACTAGATCTATTAATTGCAGTAGAACGTACATAATCAGTTCTATTGATCAGCATGGTACGCATTTGAGATATGCCATCATCAAACTTATCTTTAATGACTGTGGCATCTTGAGTATTAGATCTAAACAGATATGCATAGTACATAGCACCGTCAATAATAACGTGACGGAATCTTTCAGGTACAATTGGTACATCTGTAGCACCGATCATGTCTACAGGATATCTATAATACTCGTAGACAATTTCGTAATCTTTATCTGGCTGTGGAGTTACCCCGTACTCAAAATTTGGAGTTTGAAAAACGTAGCGGGGGACGCCAGTGTTGGCTGAGGCGTTGTACTCTTGATCGACATACGTTTCCAAGTACTCCTCATAGCTTAATATCCTAAGCTTGGCAGTTTCATTATTTAATGTTGTATTTCGCTTAATGCGAAACGTATCCATGTCAACAGTCTTGCAGTCTGATGGCAATGCATAACGTGTTACACCAGTCGATAAGTCTTCTTCTTGCTCTACATGATTGAAAGGCCACTGAAAATGAGATTGATTGATGTAACGCACAGAAGAATTAACAGCATCTTTTGCTTGTTGATAAAATCCTGCGGCAGAACTAAAATTGGATGATGTCAATTGTACTTCATTTA